TGGTGTTGCCGTAACCGTTTGGGGGCTGTTGGGGTTTTTCGTTGGTGTAGGATTGACTGTTATAGAGATAACGTCTCAGCAAGACGAGTACGTTTCGAGCATAGCAGAGAACGTAGCAAGACCTGTTCTGCGCGAAGTATCCGCAGACCAGCTACCCAACAGAGTTATACGTTTCGCTTCGCCTAACGCAGAGAAGTGTATGGCGTTGAATATTTACCACGAGGCAAGGGGCGAACCGTTTGCTGGTAAGGTTGCTGTAGCAGATGTAGTGCTGAACAGAACCAAAGATTCACGGTCACCTGACACTATATGTGCTGTGGTGTACGAAGGGTTGCGAGGTATATCGGGCAAGATGTATCTAGCCAAGTGCCAGTTTAGCTGGTACTGCGACGGCAAGAGCGACGAGCCGACGGAAGATATGGCATGGCAAGAGTCTTTAAACATCGCTCGCCAGATGTTAGGCAAGGACAACTATTACCGGGGTCTTACCGAAGGCGCAACGCACTACCACGCATACGACATAACGCCGCCACTGTGGACTAAGAACATAGACGTGCGGATGGTAGGGCGGATAGGCGACCATATCTTTTATAGGTGGCAGTGAAATGAAGCGCAACAAAAATAAATACGCAATGACATACACGCATTTCCACGAGATGTTTGCTGACCCTGTTGAGCCGTTGTCACAGGATAAACGAACAAGCTACTTGATAAAAATATACGAGGGGTTAGATGCGCTAGACAACATGATGCACCCAGAAGACCACCACTGGCAGCACGTAGCTGATGCAGTGAATATGTTGACGACATTGGTTACCGAGATGGAAGTAATGGAAGACCCGACTGGAGTAATACGTGACGCAAACAAGACGCTACATGACGCATGGAAACGAGAGCAGTCGCTTGGGTATAACACGTTGGACGAACTTGAAGTAGAGTCACTGCGCACAGCGGTGGCGGAGTATGCTGCGGTAATTGAGACGTTACCGGAGCGAGCAATGGTGCGGTGCCATAGATTGACGGAGAAGCGTATGCACCGCGTGTTAAACGGGGAGAGAACAAAGGAGGATATAATTATATGAACATAGACGAAATGACGGAGACGAACATGAGTGAGATATTGACAATAGAAAAAGCGCGGGGTTTGGCGGCTCAGTGCTGGTGCGAGCCAGAAACAAGCGACAAAGAAATGGACGCGACACTGGCGGAAGCGTTTGCCAGAAAGCTGATGCAGGCCGTGAACACCCGCCACGTCACGCCCCTGCAAACTGCGGAGAGGGCGTTTATTGAGGCGTATCGGGAATGGCATAGCGGCAGCAAGAGCCTGAACGAAGCAATGAAATCGGACAGAAAACTTGAAGCCACTTGGAACCACCTACAACAACTTAAGGGAGAGAGTAATGGATAATAATGATATTGCAAGCGAAGGTGCCAATACGTTATCTGACGTTCGCAGAGACCCGTCGCCGTTCATTGACCATATGAGCGTTAAGCATCAGAAGTTTCTTTCCGCCATCCACCTGAAAGTCACGCACCCCGACCTGCCCGACTGGTTAAACGAAATGATTGACCGTAGCCGGAAGGATGATTTTGCGAGGGCGGCATTACAAGGCATATGCGCAGACCATGAAAGAAATGGAGAATTCGCTGCCTATGCTAATGACGCATTGCTATTCGCCAACGCCATGATGGAGGAAAGCAAGTGACCACCCCAACCGAACTCCAAGCCCTCTCCCGCGATGATATTATCAGTGAGTTGCCTGAACTTGGCGTAGGGTCATTTAAACCAAACTACAACATAGTATTTGCTAAAGACGGTAAGCAGATAGGCGAACTGGATTTCAATGGCGATAAGATGGTGTTCCGCGGTGAGGCAGACGAATCTGCAAAGGTGTTTTTCGATTGGGTGGCGCAGTATTTTGCGCAGCGTCTACAGGATGAGCGCAACGCGGGACTGAAAGAGGCGGCTGATGATGAAGTAACCACCCTCCGCCAACAGCTTGCAGACATGACGGCGGCGAAGGAAGAGGCGGAGAAGGCATTGCAGCAAATAGCTACACTAGAGGTTAGTATAAACGGCCACAATATCAATGCACAGGAATACATGCGGGATATAGCAATCAAAGCCCTTGAGGACACGAAATGAGTAAATCAACGTCATGGTCTTATAGTAGTCTCAAGACGTTTGAGCAATGTCCAAAGAAGTACTACCATTTAAAAGTAGCACAGGACGTAAAAGACACAGGGAGCCAAGCAACCCGGTACGGTAACGAAGTGCATAAGGCAGCGGAGGAGCATATAAAGACAGGCACTCCCCTACCGCCACAGTTTCGTTTTATACAGAGTGTGTTGGACGTATTGAAGAACATACCGGGAGAGAAGCACTGTGAGTTACGGCTTGGTATACGGAAGACCGAAAAGGGTTATGAGCCGTGCGACTTCCTAGCCCCGGACTATTGGTGGCATGGAATCGGGGACTTGGTAATTATAAACGGGGCGTTGGGTTTTTCTGTTGATTATAAGACCAGCAAAAATGCCAAGTACGCGGATACTAAACAGCTGGATATATTGGCGGCAGCGTTGTTCGTATATTTTCCCGAGTTAGAGAAAATAAAGTCTGGGTTAATATTTGTAGCGAGTAACGAGTTTATAAGGAAAGACCACTACGCCGAACACCGGGATAAATATTTTGAATCTTTCATGCCACTACTTGACAGATTGGACAGTGCGTATGAAACTGATGTATGGAATACAAACACAGGCCCCCTATGTGGGTTCTGCCCAGTAACACAATGTGACCATAACAGGAGAAAGTAAATGCCATACGTAAACAAACCACGTCCGTACAAGAAAGAATACGAACAGTATCAAGGTACAGAAGAACAGAAAAAGAACCGCGCCAAGCGCAACGCTGCCAGAAGAACGCTGGCTAAGAAAGGCAAGGTGCATAAGGGAGACGGCAAGGACGTAGACCACGTTAAGCCACTTTCTAAAGGCGGTTCTAATGATGATAGTAACCTGAGCGTCAAGAGCAAGAAGGCAAACAGGAGTTTCAAACGTACCGCTAAAGGGGCGGTTAAATAACACAACCAAGGGAGACAAGCAATGAACAACACTAATTTGAGAGCAATAGTACGAGGGGCTTACGACATCCAGAAGCTGCGTATACAAACGGGTAACCGGATTGTTGCCAACTTCAAAACCAAACTGGGGCAGGCTCCGGGGGAAGATGAAGACACCCTGAACGCAGAAGGGAAAATGATACTTAACAACATCCGTATGCAGTACAAAAAAATTACGGATGGGGTGAAGGATTTTCCGAAGCAAAGTAAATTTGTCGGTGATGAAATTATATCTGACTACACAGAGTTGTGTTTGATAGCACAGTACGAAGATATTTATAACCACGAAGAAGAACACTTCAAGAAGCGCCTGAAAAACCTGTTGCAAGAATACCCTGTGTACACCGAGTTTCTGGAAAACGTAAAGGGTATAGGCCCTGCTATGGCCGGAGTGATTATCAGCGAGATTGATATTCATAAAGCCAAGTACCCGTCTTCTATATGGGCATATGTGGGGTTGGATGTCGGGCAGGACGGTAAGGGACGTAGCCGCAAAAAAGAACATCTGGTGGAGTCTACTTACACCGATAGCGACGGCGAGACACAAACTAAAATGGGTATATCGTTTAATCCGTGGCTCAAGACTAAATTAATAGGGGTTTTGGGTAGTAGTTTTCTACGCGCCGGGGAAAACAAGTATTCTAAAATTTACTACGACTACAAAAACCGACTTGATAATTCCCCCGCCCATGCGGAAAAGACCAAGAAACACAGACACAACATGGCTATACGTTATATGGTCAAGTTGTTCTTGGTAGACTTGTATGTTGCGTGGAGGACTATAGAAGGTTTGGAAGTACATAAACCATATCACGAAGCGAAGCTGGGCATCGTGCATACTGTGTAACGAGTCAAAGTCAGAACGAGCGGAGAAAACCAAAAACCACAAACGAGTCAGGGAAAGGGAGAAAACCAAAATGATGTAACGAGTCAAATCTGATTAGAAAACCATGAATCCTGAACGAGTCACGGGATGAAAGAAAACCAATTTAAACTAACGAGTCACTAATGGTAAGAAAACCATCGTTCCTAAACGAGTCATACGAATTGAGAAAACCATTGTGGTGCAACGAGTCAGACCAATGTAAGAAAACCAAAGTCATGTAACGAGTCAAGCTAAATAAGAAAACCACTAGATACTAACGAGTCATAGAGGTCAAGAAAACCAAGCGAACTAAACGAGTCAAACGTGGGGAGAAAACCATTGGAAATGAACGAGTCAATGAATATAAGAAAACCAACTTAAATCAACGAGTCAAGTATTTTAAGAAAACCATTGATATTGAACGAGTCAATAAATACAAGAAAACCAATAAAAATTAACGAGTCTTGGAAAAATAGAAACCCAAATAATCCAAACGAACTACTAATTAACGAGAAATTAAACTTACAACCGGTGCGATAAAATAAATGGAAATAATCAACGACAAAGTTCTGATGCTACGTACCCGTCAGCCAGACAAAATAACAAAGTTAATACCCAAGAGCAAAGTTATAAGTCAAGAAGACGATGTGTACCGTGTTGCCGTCAACTGGGGGTTGGAAGAAACACAAGTGCTTTCGGAGTTAAGGGTTAAAAACGTACCCGCTACTATTAAACGGGATTACCAGTGGACAGGGAAGTTAAAGCCTTTTGCCCACCAGAAAGAAACTTCTGCGTTCTTGACTATGAACAAGAAAGCATTTTGTTTTAACGAGCAAGGCACGGGTAAGACCGCCAGCGTCATATGGGCGGCTGACTATTTGATGAAGATAGGGAAAGTAAAGCGTGTATTGGTGATATGCCCGTTGTCTATTATGAAAGCCGCATGGCAACAGGATTTGTTCAAGTTTGCTATGCACCGTAGTGTAGGCATTGCGCATGGAACCGCCAGAGCCAGAGCCAATGTAGTATCCTCTAATGTTGAGTTTGTAATAATTAATTTCGACGGAGTGGCAGTGGTCAAGGAAGCAATACTTAACGGCGGGTTTGATTTAATTGTGGTAGATGAAGCCTCTGCCTACAAGAACGTAAGTACACGTAGGTGGAAAATATTGCGGGACATAGCGGTAAAATCAGCATGGTTGTGGATGCTCACCGGCACCCCGGCAGCGCAGTCTCCTCTCGATGCTTACGGACTGGCTAAACTGATTAACCCGAAAAACACCCCGAAGTACTATGGGTCTTACAGAGATATAGTTATGTACAAGGTATCTCAGTTTAGGTGGGTAGCCAAACCAAAGTCACAGCAGTACGTGCATGAGTTGTTACAACCGGCTATTCGCTTTGAACGCAAGCAGTGTCTTGATTTACCCGAAGTTACTTTTATAGAACGTGAAGCGCCGTTGACTGCACAACAGAAGGCGATATACAAAAAGCTGAAACAGGACATGTACGTGGAAGCGGCGGGGGAGGATATTTCTGCGGTTAATGCGGCGGTGCGTATCAACAAGTTGCTACAGGTGTCAGGCGGTTCAGTATATACGGACACGGGCGAGGTTGTGGATTTGGATGTAAGTAACAGGTTGAGCGTAGTGCTGGAGGTAATTGAAGAGGCGTCGCACAAAGTACTGGTCTTCGTGCCATTCACGCACACTATAGATTTGCTGAAGGCATATCTAGATAAGAATAACATAACCTGTGATGTGATAAACGGTAAAGTACCCGTTAATAGACGCAGCGATATTGTAAAAAGGTTTCAAGAACAAGCCGACCCACAGGTACTTATAATACAACCACAAGCAGCGTCGCATGGACTTACCCTTACTGCGGCTAATACAATTATCTGGTACGCCCCGGTGACCAGTGTGGAAACTTATCTACAAGCCAACGCACGTATCAATCGTCCCGGTCAGAAGAACGCTATGTGTATCATACATATACGGGGTAGCGAAGTAGAGACGCGGTTATACAACATGTTGCAAAATAACATAATGAACCACACAAAAATAATTGATTTGTATCGACAGGAGATTTTAGAAAATACTTGACAGAGTAAATTTAAGTAGTAACATCAACATCCCCACAACCAAGGAGCAAACTATGGAACAACTGGAACTGGATTTAAACAGCAAAGAGGAAACTGCACCTAACGTAGAGGCACTCGCTGCTATATACATCAAGATACGCGATGTCGTGCGAGACAAAGAAGAACAGCACGAAGCGGAAATGAAAGAACTGAAAGAACAGCTGGAGACAGTCAGCACCCGTCTTTTGGACATATGCAACGAGCAGAACGCAGACAGTATACGCACCGCAGCAGGTACGATTTCCCGCAGGGTGCAGTCACGATACTGGACAAACGATTGGGAGTCCATGTACGCCTTTATCGAGGAACATGCCGCGCCGTTCTTACTGGAGAAACGTATTCACAATGGGAATATGAAAGAATTTCTGGAAGAAAACCCGGACGTGTTGCCGGTAGGTCTTCAGTCCGACCGCAAGTATGTAATACAAGTTCGTAAACCAAGCGCCAAATAGGAGACGCACACAATGAGTAACATTACGATATTTAAGCAGCAAACCACCCCAGCGGTGTCCCAGCGTGAGCAGAGTGATTTCGCCAAGTCACTTGTATCTAGCAACGTCACCCGTCGTATACAGGCCAACATCAACGGCACGTTTAAACGTCTGGTAAACGGGGAGCAGATAGGTAACGCCATACGGGGCGAGATTAACCTGATTATAATTAACGCACTGCCAAAGGTGTCCCGCACGTTCTACGCAGAGAACTACGACCCGACGAAGGAAGCCACATTGCCTGATTGCTGGTCGAACCAAGGCGACAGACCGGAACCCGCTGCGTCTAACAAACAGAGCGAAAGCTGCGTCGAGTGCCCACAAAATATTAAAGGCTCCGGCGACAACGGCGGTAGGGCTTGTCGTTACCAGCGTAGGATAGCTGTGCTGGTGGAAGGCGATACGTCAGGTGATGTGTACCAGTTCAATGTACCTGCCAAGTCGTTATTCGGTAAGGGTGACGGCAACGTGCATCCATTTGAAAGCTACGTTAAATTCCTTGCAGCCAACGGGGAGTCAGTAGACAACGTGGTTACCAACGTCAGTTTTGACTTAAACGCGGATACGATGCAGCTGGTATTTACTCCACTGCGTAACACCACGGATGAGGAATATCTGATGGTCAGGGAAGCCCAGAAGCGCCCAGAGACGAAGGCGTACACCGTGCTTACAGTCGCCCAGACGGACAAGGTTACAAAACAGCCGAAGCAGTTGGAAGCCGCCAAGCCCAAAGTACAGGCAGTTGATGAACCGGATGACGAGATTGAAGCCGCAGACCCTGCACCAGCCCCGACTAAACGAACGGGAAAGAAAGCCCCCGTGAGTACAGAAAAGGCGAAGCTCGATGATGTAATCGACGCGTGGGGTAAGGAGGACTAAATGAGCCACGGCTACGGTTTACATACCGCTAAAATAATTAAGGAAGCTGATGGTAGGCTACTTGGGGTCAAGTTGGGTAGGTTGTGCGTGAACAACGATATATCTGCTACGGATGTGGCTAAGAAGTTTCATGTAACACGCCAAACTATATACAACTGGTTTATGGGTAAAACGGCCATACGCAACCAGAACCTGATTGTTGCGGTGCAAAAGTATATAGAGCAGCTTGAGCGTTAACCCGTAGCTGTAAGCAGTTTAGAAGTCGAGGGGGGAGAAGTCCCCCCTTTTACCCTCTACATAAAAAGAAAACATCATGACCGACAAAGACCTTTTAAGTATTGTGCAGCCGTCTGGTGGATGGTTTGCAGTTATTGGGATTAAGGGTAAAAGTGTCGTACAGAAGTTCAAAGAGACAAGAGAGGAAGTAGCCGCCCTGACAGATAAGTACGTGGCGGAGGGCAGAGATGTCTATTTTGGTGTCGCAAAGTACGCAACACCAGACAGTCGGACGAAGGACAATGTACAGTCTTTGCGGTCTTTCTGGTTAGACATAGACTGCGGGGAGAGCAAAGCCAGTGTAAATGAAACCACAGGTAGACCGGGCGGCTATATAGACCAACGCACCGGATTAACAGCACTGCGAGATTTCTGTACTCTGGTGGGGTTACCCCGCCCCACGATTGTCAATTCAGGGCGCGGTCTGCACGTATACTGGCCGTTGACTCAGGATGTGACTCGGCAGGAGTGGGAGCCTGTAGCGAAGCGTCTCCAAGAACTTTGTACCACACATAACCTGTATGTGGACAACGCTGTGTTTGAAGTGGCGAGAATACTGCGCATACCTGACACGTTGAATTTCAAGGATACACCGCCATCTCCTGTGAGCGTGGTCTACTATTCTGACCCGGTGGACTTCGATGAGTTTTGCGACATTGTTGGGGTGGATGTGCCTGCACCAGCGGCACAGGGGGGGCCTGTCGCTTCGCCCGTATCTGGTGTAAAGCGGGAAATGAGTGAGTTTGCGAAGTCCATGCTGCAAAACACCGTGTGTAACTTTGCCAAGATAATGCGCCGTAGCGCGTCGGGTACGGGGTGTGGGCAGTTATTGGATGCGTACCAGAACCGGGACACGCTGGCGGAACCCCGGTGGTTTGATGCCCTGTCAGTAGCCAAGTTTTGCAACGACCGGGAAACGGCTATCCACAAGATGTCCGAGGGGCACGAGGACTACGACTACGACACCACAGAGAACAAGATAAAGCACATTCTCGGGCCTCATACTTGTGACGAGTTTGAGAAGCACAACCCCGGTGGATGTGAGGGATGCCCGCACCGAGGAAAGATAAAAAGTCCTATCGTGCTGGGTAAGGAAGTGGACGCCGCTACGGAGGAAGACAACGTAGTAGTGGAAGAGACGGAAGAAGAACAGGAGCCGATAGTACACAAGATACCGGAATACCCGTTCCCGTTCGTCAGGGGCAAAACAGGGGGAATATATCTCGTACCCACCGAAGAAGAAATGGAACCTATATGTGTGTACGAGCACGACTTATATGTAACAAAACGTATGGAAGACCCCAATCTGGGTGATGTGGTTGTGCTGAAAGTGCATATGCCACGAGACGGGGTTAAAGAGTTTGTGATACCGAATATACATGTCACAGACCCGAACGAACTACGCAAAGCATTATCTAGCCACGGCGTGATTGCCACGGCGAAAAAATTTAA